GAGCCTGTTGTTCCAGAAGAGCCAGAAGTTGTTCAGCCTATTATTACACAGCCCGAGCAAGCTAGTACAACAGATACGACTCCAACATTTGTAACTAAACCTACCATAATTATTGGGGGAGAAGAAAAACCTCAATACACTGTATCTTCTAATTATAGAGATAAGTATAAAAATTTACCAGGTGGATTTAATAATTGGTCAAATTCTCAAGTATTAGAATACGCAATAGATACTGGTGCTTTAAATTCAATGCTATCTCAAACTAACAATCCATACTATGTAGAACCAACAGCACAAAAAGAAGGCATCATGAGTGAAGTTACAGATACTTTACAAGCGGGTACCATAGGTATAGCGGCAAAAGCATTAGATGCAACATTTGGTGTTAGAGAAAGAAAAGCGTTAGTTACAAGAATGATAGAAGGTGGGATGTTAACTGGTGAAGTTACAGACTTTGTGGATGATAGGGGTAATTTTAAAGTAAATCAAAACGCTACTTTACAAAAATTATTTAAAGATGAAAGCACACCTATAAATGGTTTAGTATCATCAACACCAGAGCCAACCACAAGAGAAGTGTCAAGACCTGTTGATGACCCTTACATTGTAAGAGAGGCAACAAGAGTACCAACATTAAATGAATTAAAAATACCAGAAAGTGTTTTAACATTAGAGCAAGCAATAGGTAGAGACCCTAACGATACTAATAGCCCTTTTAGAAAAGGTAGTTTTTTAGACAAGATAAGAGATAAGTTTCCCTTTAGACTTCCATCTACACCAGATACAGAATTAAGTCCCGCAGAAACACAAAGATACAATGATTGGATGAAATTAAATGGAAATAAATACGACCCAAACACAGGAAAAATTTTAGAAGACTATAGAACTAAAGTGCAAAATGAAGGGCAACCTATAAAAGTACAAGAAATATTTGACCCTCAGATTGGTAGATACACAACAGACCCTATAATATTTGCTGAAAAACAAAGAAGACTTAGAAGTAAAGAAACTTTAACTGACACTGTAGCAATAGCCCCAAGATATTTAAATACATTACCTCAAGCAAAATTTGATACAACTAACAGAATAATATCTGGAGGAATAAGTGAATCACAACCTGTGATGGGAACTTCTGGTTCACATGTAAATAATGAAAAGGTGTTTGTGGATTCTGGCGGAGGTCATTACACATCTGATGGTAAGTATCATTTTGATTCTGATGGTGATGGTAGAGCAGACGCTGTAGCTTCAAGGGGAACTGCAGGTCAAGCACAAGAGGCGGCTAATAATGGATTTATACCTGCGAAGACTTTAGAACGAATGACTAACCCCGATGGAACATTAAAAAATTTATATTTACAAGGTGGTAATTACGCAATAGATTCTAAATATGTAAAAGATGGGAAGTATGTAGGCAATGTAGTAAAAGAAAATAGAGATGTAGTTGATAATGGGGGCAATGGTAATACAGTAGATAATGCGGCACCAGATAATTCTAATGATAAACAAAACTATGAAATAAAAAAGAAAGCAGAAGAAACAAAAGAATCTGGAGGCCCCGCAGGTATGGGAAGTGCACCAAGCGGAGGGGGAAGTTCTAGCGGAGGAAGTGCAGATAAAAAAGAAAAAATAGTTTGCACAGAAATGTATAGACAAACACAACTAGATGATTGGCAAAGAACAATTAAATTATGGTATTTATTTCAAAAAAAATATTTATCAGAAACACATCAAAAGGGTTATCACTTTTTATTTAAACCTTTTGTAAAAGGTATGCAAAAATCAAATATGCTAACAAGTATAGGAAGACATTTTGCACAAGAAAGAACTAAAGATATTAAACACATAATGTATGGAACTAAATTTTCTTTACTAGGTAGAGTATATAGAATTATTTTAGAACCTATTTGTTTTGTAGTGGGGTTATTATTATGGCAGAAGAAATGATGAATCAACAAATGGGCGGCGGAGTTATGGCTCCCCCTCCAGAAAATATCTCCGATATGGGAGATAACCAACCTATGCAAGAAGAAAAAACTTCTCAGCAAGATTTACTTGCAAGGGGTAGACAAGTATTAATTCAAAGAGTTGACCAATTACCTCAAGAAGAAAAACAGATATTAGCTAATAGTATTACACCAGAATTTACAAATATAGTTACAAAGATTTTTGGCCCTGCAATAAATGACTTTTTAGACATTTTAAGTGCAGGAGAACCAATGCAAGAATCAGCACCTACTCAAGAGCCAATGGTGGCAGAAGGAGAAGGTATGATGATGAACAGGCCACCTGTCGAAGAGACAGCCCCTGCACAAGTATAATTCCCACTGGGAATAGGGCGACCTGTTCTTCCAACAGCACCCATAGGAGATAAAATGGAAGAAGAAAAACAATCCGAAGCTATTGAGGAAACGAAAGTAGAAGAGGAGATAAATCCAACACCTTATAAAAATCCAAACAGAAATTTGATGGATAAGGCAGAGGATGAGACAGAAACAGCTACCGAACAAAAGGACACCTCTGAGGAGGCTACTCCAGAAGAACGCACTGAAACTGTTGAAGATAAAGTATATAAGAAACGCTATGACGACTTAAAACGTCATTACGATTCTACTTTAAATAAGAACAAGGATGAAATCCTTAAACTTAAAAAACAAGTGGAAAACGCATCGAAAAGATATGTTCCTCCAAAGTCTAAAGAAGAATTAGATGCATGGAGAAAAGAATATCCAGATGTTTATGATGCTGTTAAACAGATAGCATATGAACAAGCAGATGAAAAATCTAAGGAAGTGAACACTAAACTTACAGAACTTGAAAAACGTCAAGCGGAAGTTTTACGTCAGAAAGCAGAAGTAGAGTTAGCTAGAGCACATCCAGATTTTTCTGCCCTAAGAGAGTCACAAGACTTTCATGATTGGGCTTCAACGCAGGATAGTACAATTCAAAGTTGGCTATATGATAATGTTGATAACTCTAAACTTGTTGTACGAGCAATAGACTTATACAAGATGGATAGAGGGATGACAGAGAAAACTGCACCGAAATCTAAAAAAGATGATGCGGCTAAAGCTATAACAAAGACTAAATCTGGCGACCAGAAAACTGAAAAGAAAACTTGGAAGTTATCTGATATACAAAAGATGAGGCCTGGTGAGTTTGATAGGTATGAGAAAGAAATCGACCTTGCTCGTAAAGAAGGTAGAATAGTACAAGGTTAGCTTGAGTGTTTTAACAACAAACTTTTAGGAGACTAAAATGGCATTTACAAAAACGTCAAACTATAATAATTTGCCTAATGGTAACTTTAGCCCGATTATTTATAGTCAAAAAGTCCAAAAGTTTTTCAGAACAGCATCCGTAGCAGAAGCAATTACAAACACTGACTACGCAGGCGAAATTGAAAACTTTGGCGATACAGTGAATATCATCAAGGAACCTGTAGTTTCTGTTAGTTCATATACTAGAGGTGCAGTAGTGCCAATCCAAGATATACAGGATGACCAACTGCAACTGACAGTAGACCAAGCAAATACATTTGCATTTAAAGTAGACGACATTGAAGAAAGACATTCTCATATTAACTTTGAGACTGTATCTACTTCTTCTGGTGCGTATGCTCTAAAAAATGCATATGACGCAAATATTATTGCGGCAATGTTTGCAGGGCCTAGCAGTAGCTCACCAGACCATGTAATTGGTTCTGATGGTTCTGGAGTTGATACAGGATTTGGTTCTAGTGAGATAGACCCAGTTGACATAATTTCTAAACACGGAAAACTATTAAATCTTCAAGACGTACCAGAAGAAAATAGATGGTTTTTAGGTTCACCAGAATTTTATGAACAAATGGGACAAGCTAGTTCAAAATTGATGAGCGATACTACTGGTAATGCAACACCATTAAGAAATGGTAAAGTATACAGTGGTAAAGTAATGAACATGGAATTATATATGACAAATAACTTTGCGGCAAGTTCAACATCGAACTACTTCAAAGTATTATCTGGACATATGTCTTCCACTGCAACAGCTAATCACATTGCAAAAATCGAAGTTATTAGAGACACTGATTCATTCTCTGATGTCGTAAGAGGATTGCATGTGTTTGGTAGAAAAGTATTGAGAGATACTGCTCTAGTTGCAGAACACTTATTAATAGATTAGGAGGACTAAATGGCTAATTATAATGTAACTGGGTCAGGCGGAACTACTGGTCACCCATCGAGAGTAAGAAGACCTTATCTAGTGGAAAACACTGTCAATGTTGCAGAAATCAACGGAGATAGTGGTGCGGCACAAAACGATATTCTTAGAGTATTAGATGTACCCGCAGAAACTGTGGTACTTCACGCAAGTATGGAAATTTTAACACAATTTTCAAACAGTGTAACTTTAGACTTAGGTATGACTCAAGTATCTGGTAACCCTGCAACAGACGTTGACGTATTCGTTGACGGAGATGCAAAGGAAATTGGATACTCAGTTATGACAGCAACTGCAAGACCAACATTCGCAGTAGCGGGAACTATAGATATTACAGTTCTCAGTGCGGATGCAACTGCAGGTAAAGTCAGAGTATGGGCTATACTATGTGATGTTTCTGGAGTTGACGAAACTGATAGAAATACAGACGCACAGCACGATACTGGCGTATAATATTATAGGGGGCCATAGTGCCCCCTTTACAATTTAAATATATGATTAAAGTAGTAATGGCAATAATAGTAACTTCGATGCCAAATTGGCCATCGGTAAAGTATCAAGGATATTTATATCCCGATATGGATACTTGCTTAACATCCACTGAAATGTATGTAGAAGAATTTAAAGCGTATGCTGATAGGCAAGGAGACCATGATGCAAAGTTTAGCTCTATATGCTTTGAAGTAGATTCATATCCAATAGAAGCATTTAATGATTTAAAAATAGGAATATAATGACTATTCATGATTTAACTAAAACACAAAAAATTATTAAAGATACATACGAAGATAATGACATACAAAAAGGTTGTAGTTGTTCAGAAAAAATTAACAATCTAGAAGCGAAGATAAGACAGTTAGAAACTATAATACTAAGGGGCACAATAGAAAATGGCAGGGACAAAAACATACTTAACATTAACAAATAATGTTTTACAAGAACTGAATGAAGTTGAGTTAACCTCATCTACTTTTAGTTCTAGTAGAGGAATACAAACTGCAGTAAAAACTTTTGTTAACAAAGCTGTAAATGATTTATATACAGCAGAAGTAGAATGGCCTTGGCTATACACTAGCACAACACAGGATGTAAATTCTGGACAACAGGAATATACTTTTCCATCTGCATTTAGAAAAGCAGACTTTGATTCTTTTTATTTAATACCAAAAGAATTAGTAACTAATGGAGAGTTTACATCTAATATAAATAGTTGGACTACTATAGCAGGAAGCGGTAGTGTGGCTTACAATAGTGGTGGCAATGGTAGATTAAGATTAAATGATTTTGCGGCACATCAATCTATATCAACAGTTGTTAATCAAGAGTATAAAATACAAGTTAGAGTTCTAGATTCTAACAGTACAGGACAAGCATTAAAAGTGCAAGTAGGAACAGCCGCAGAAGGAACACAAAATTTAAATACAACTTTAACAGTATCTGATTTTGGCAGTGGTGCTATACTAGATGCAACATTTACAGCAACAGCACAAACAACTTTTATAACATTAAATAATACCTCAACTGCAACTAACATGGATGTTGATTTTGTTCGTGTATCAGAGTCAGATATTATACCTACAAAATTACAATACATTAGTTATGAGAATTACTTACAAGGAATTATACATAGAGATAAAACAAATAGTAGTGACCATTATGCAAAACCGCAATCAGTATACAGAACAAATGATAATTTAGGTTTTGGTATTAGTCCTATTCCAGATAGAGATACTTACCAAGTAAACTATCAATATTATAAATCACACACAGAATTATCATCAGCTACGGATACTTTAGATTTACCAGATATATATTCTGATACTATTGTAAACAGAGCAAAATATTATGCATATAAGTTAAGGTCAGATATACCATCAGCAAATATTGCAAATGCAGAATATGAAGATGGAGTAAAAAGAATTAGAATAGAATCTTTGAATAGACAAGACTACATGAAAGATACAAGAGTTAATGTAGAGATGTCGTCTAGGGGTGCAGTAACTAATCCTGTATTTACTTACTAATGCCAGATACTTCACAACTAAGACCTGCTGTTGTAAGTCTAGGTGGAGGATTAACACTAAACAAAGATGTGTTTTCGATGTCACCAGGAGAAGCATTACAGTTAGTAAACTTTGAACCAGACATTGAAGGTGGCTATAAAAAAGTTTTAGGCACTACTAAATATAATAGTAATATTTGCCCACAAGTTTCTGCATCTACAGAGAGAGTTGTATTTACAGCTATATTTAATGATGTAGTTTTAGCAGGCAGAGGTGGAAGCATACACAGAGCTAGTTCTGGCTCTGGTAGTTGGACATCTACAATAACAAGTTTAGGAACACCTACACAGAATTATGAGCACAGATTATTTAACTTTGATGGTACTGATAAAATTATTATTGCAACAGGAACATCAAACCCCCAAATACTAAATACTTCTTTTAGTACAAGTGTAGTAAATGCTACTGGTACATCTAACTTTAAATTTGTAGAAGTATTTAAGAATCATATATTCTTTGCAGGTCATAGTTCTAATGTACAAGAACTTAGTTTTATGGGCCCGTTTGAGACTAATGATTTTACTAGTGGTAATGGTGGTGGCACAATAAAAGTAGACACAGAGATAGTAGGACTTAAAGTATTTCGTGATGACTTATTTGTATTTGGCCAAGATAAAATATTTAAAATATCTGGAACATCAAGAACTGATTTTGTTGTAACTGCAGTAACTAGAAAGATTGGATGTATAGATGGTAGAAGTATACAGGAGCTTGCAGGTGACGTTATATTTTTAGCACCAGATGGTTTAAGAACTATTGCAGGTACAGAAAGAATTGGTGACGTAGAATTAGGTACAGTATCAAAACAAATACAACAAAGAATTAATAGTATAACCACCCATAATATTAATTCTTTAGTAATACGAAGTAAGTCACAATACAGAATATTCTTTCCCACTGGGACTTCACAAACAGAAAATGCGGCCCCAGGATTATTAGCAGTTATTAAAGCAAATCCAAATACAGAACAATTAGGATTTGAATATGCTGACATGAAAGGATTAAAAGTATCAGCATGTGATTCTGGATTTATATCTGGCTCTGAAACAATACTTAATGGTGGGTATGATGGATTTATATATAAACAAGAATCTGGTAATGTATTTACAAGAGCTAGTTCTACAGATAGTATAAGTGGTATCTATCGTTCTCCAGATATGACAATGGGAGACCCTGGACTTAGAAAAAATTTTCAAAGGGTATTATGGAACATAGACCCATCTGGAACTATAGCATCTAGTTTTTTATTAATATATGATTTTGGAGATGATGAAGTACCACAACCATCAGCTTACACACTAGCAAGAACAGGTAACATAGCTGAATATGGATTAGCTGAATCAAGTTATGGGGGAGCAATATATGGTTCAACAGGTTCTAGTTTAATAAGACAATCAGTAGAAGGTGGCGGATTTACAGTAGCAACAAAAATATTAGATGCAACAACAAACAATCCAGTAGCCTTAAAAGGATTTGAAATGGAATTTACACCAGGAGGAAGAAGATAAGATATGGGAGAAACGTATACAAGACAGAGTTCGTCAACTATTGTTGATGGAGCTACGATTGAAGCGTCTCATTTTAATGCGGAGTTTGACCAGTTACTAGCGGCTTTTCAAGCTAGTACAGGACACACGCATGATGGGACTGCTAATGAAGGTGGCCCTATTACAAAGTTACTTGGTAACACTTTAACTTTTGGTGCGGCTACAGCAGGAACAGATATAACAATTACATTTGATGGTGAGACATCTGATGGTGTATTGAAGTGGATGGAAGATGAAGATTACTTTGAGTTTTCTGATGATAT